CCGGCCCAGGCGGCACCGACAGCCGCAACTTTTTCCGAAACGCGCGCGAGGTTGTTCGCAATCATGTCGTTCTTATGAACGCGAGCCATCTCGGACATGCCGTAGGCGATCTCTGCGAGTTTCGAACCGTTGATCTTCATGGTGGCCTCCTTGCCGTTCCTTATATTATCAATCTATACTGATTCGACAAGAATGTCAACCATTATTTTTGGCGGGTGGCACAGAAATCGAATCTGACAGACTTGCGCCTGCGCATCGCTTTCCAGGCGAGCCCTAGCCCCAGCTAGGATTACCACCCATATTGGCGGTGCGCCTGAGAGTCGAACTCAGTGAACCCTTGCGGGTTCTACGGATTAGCAATCCGCTGCATTACCGTCCTGCCCGCGCACCATTATTCTTCATCAGTAGCTCTGTAGAAATCGTCCATCTTCTTTTCCTGAAGAGTTTTTTGGTCCCACCACTTGCGTGGATTGCCACACACATAACAAGAGCAAAGATGCGGAGTATGAGCATAGACACCAATATCAGCGTCAGTCAGATCACGAGCTCGATGCTTAGAGAAAAACTTTTGAACCCATTTCTTTTTCTTAAGTTCTTGGAACCGACGAAAAGCTCTATCGCGCATTTTGCTCTCCTATACTATTTTATGGTATCAATCAATTCCATCAACATCTGATTGTTTGCTCTAGTCGATATGAGATTGCTAATAGCCAACACAAGGTTAACTATTATTATGAACGGTAATAGAACTGACCAAATCTTTTTTAACATATATTCTTTCGTAGTTATTTAACAGAATGTTTGGGGAAAAGCCAGATTTCTCTGACTGGCACCTTGCCATACTCCCCATCAAAGATACACTGAGTTAATCCTTTAGCGTCACTAAGCGCTTAGTGTGGATATAACGAGTTATCACAATGTATCCATGGTGGGGAGTACTGGAATCGAACCAGTAGTTGTTGTTTAGTTGCTGTAAACATTCTAATTTTTTGGTAAGACAAAAGCAATTTATGCAAGGATGTCGTACGCGTTATGACTGGGATGATACCCATGTTTTTTAGAAAATGCTAGAAAAGAATCACGATGATCATCTTTTATTTGATTATACTCATCAACCCATCCAGAGAGACGCTTGGATGGGTTTTCATTCCAACGATGTTTGTATTGTGACAGTGAATTAGACAAAACTTCAAGCCGCTTAACATGTTTGTCAACAGCCGATTGTTCTGTCATATATTCCTTAAGCGTTTTCATACAGATAGCTCCTAACATGTAACTAGGATTATTTATATAATTTATTTTGGTGCCCATGGAGGGACTCGAACCCCCAACATACGCGTTCTAAGCGCGCCGACTCTACCAATTGGCCTACATGGGCAGTAATGGTGCGGAATGAGAGGGTCGAACTCCCGGCCAGATGCGTGTAAAGCACCTGCTCTACCACTGAGCTAATTCCGCAATGTTTTATTATCCGATTAATTCCGGACAAACGACTAGCGTTCCTGTTTGTGCTTCTTCTACTACTATTGGGTTTGGGCCGTTAGTTACAGCCCAACCATATGCAGTCTTAATGGAAAAAATGTCGGGGGTTTCTCCAGGTTTTAATTCTACAATTATAACATGGCCTTCAAATTCAATAGTCTGCCATACTGAATTAAATGCTACTAGAGTATTACTGTATTTTACTACTAAACATCTGTTCTGAAAATAACCTTGTATGTATGACTTTGGATCAGATCCCCAATCTAAAAAGAATTCAATCATGATTGGTTTCCAGTCAATTGTTTTGTATGGCGGCCTGTACCGGGATCGAACCGGTGTTCTTCTGCGTGACAGGCAGACGTATTAACCGCTTTACCAACAGGCCAATATGAATACGATGGAATAGTGAGAGACGGTAGCGACCCGTACCTCTTGCTAGTTTATGTGTTAAGACAACCAAGACTCTAACACAACCATCGTAACTTTTATCTTTCTACCTAGACGCCAACCATCTGGTATCGGATCATTCTTTTTAGCTTTTCGATTTTCTATACCGTTGGTGATCCAGACTGTTCCAAACTGTGAGTTTGAGTTGCCAGACTGTAAAACGGAATTGATTTCACCGATTTTCTTTTTCGTTTCATCTGAGTGGTTCTTTCCAGCAAAAGCCTTCGAATAAACAAAGTTTTGTCTTTTGGATAGATACTCTTTCTTAAATTCATGGTCGTTTGCAAGACGATTAGCAAAAGATTTACCGCCTTTTAACGCGTTATCTTTTCCGTTTGTTTTCCAACCGATGTTAGATTGGCCTGACCAATTAAGATAATTGAATCCGCCTTTGCCACCTTGGCAGATGTTATATGTATCGTCTCTTTTACAAAATTCTTCAGTAACTAATTCTGCTTCCTTAGCATTCATATCCATTTCGCTGTCAAACTGAAAGAGAATCTCTTTTGCAAAATTCTCGATTCCATGTTTAGCGATAGAATGCTTAAGATACTTTCCAGAACCCATATAACCATCATTCAAGTTTTTGGTTTGATGTTTTCCGATGTAGATCTTACCATCAAGAAGATTAGTGATCTTATAGATTGTGTAGAACATGATTCATACCGATAGTTTCATTGACATTACTATTTATATGAATCATGTTCTCTATGTGGACCCTAGGAGGATCGAACTCCTGACCTCCTGCTTGCAAGGCAGGCGCTCTCCCAGCTGAGCTAAGAGCCCAAATAATAACAGGATCGTTTTTGTCCGCTAAGACTATCATAACATTTTAGCGTTTTGGTTTGCTGAACCGATCCTTTAACTTTGGCGGGAGGATGGTAGAATCGAACTCCATACGGCTCCTAACCGTACCCATCGCTTTCAAGGCGAGTCCCGGCCCAGCCGAGTTAACCTCCCGTATATTGGCGGTCCCTGAAGGATTCGAACCCTCGACCCACTGCTTAGAAGGCAGTTGCTCTATCCAACTGAGCTAAGGAACCAATGAGTTCGGCTCTACCGGGTACTAGGCCGGCGATTTAACTGCATTTAAGACGGGCAGTACCATATTTTACATTATCAATTCATTTTTCTTCCTTTATTCCACCCTTCTGGAATAAGGTCATTTTTTTTGATTTTTTTTGATTCTATACCGTTTGTAACCCAATATGAACCATATTGAGAATTTTGTTGTCCTACTTGTTTCCCACTCATGGAATTACTTATTTTTTCTTTTGATTTATCACTATGTGTTCTACCGGTCCAGTCAGCTCTTGTCGATGAACTAAATGGTTTTAAAATTCCTAAACTCATAGCCAACTTAGTTTTTTCTGATATAATCTTTTTAGATTCTTCTTTATGCTTTTTTCCGGTAAATCTTGGAGTTAAGTTATGTTCGTTTATATAACCCCAGCCACCTTTGCCACCAGGGCAAAGATTATACGTATCTTCTCTTAAACAAAATTCTTGTGTGACCAATTCGGATTCTTTAACATTCATTTCTGATTCATTGTTGAACTGAAAAAGTATTTCTTTTTCAAAGTTATCTATTCCATACTTAGAAATAGCATGTCGAAGACGTTTACCAGAACCCATATAACCATCGTTTAAGTTTTTGGTCTGATGTTTACCTATGTAGATCTTGTCATTTATTTTATTTGTGATCTTGTATATAGTGTAGAACATGAAATGCACCTATAGTTTTACCTCTTCAGTACTATTTATACATTTCATGTTCTCTATGTAGGACCTATAGGACTCGAACCTATAACCGACCCGTTATGAGCGGGGGGCTCTAACCAATTGAGCTAAGGTCCCAAACTTGGTTGCGGTGGGGAGGACTCGAACCTCCGATCTCCTGGTTATGAGCCAGACGAGATGCCTCTTCTCTACCCCGCAATAATATTTGGCTCCCTGACGTGGGCTCGAACCACGGACCCGCTGATTAACAGTCAGCTGCTCTACCATCTGAGCTATCAGGAATAAACTCTTTGTCCATTGTACACCCGCAACGGACTAACGACTTGATAGGGTGACCCTCAGACTGAGTAGTTGAACTTCTGACATCTTTTAATGTTCAACTTCTACGTGCCAACTCGTCTTCTCATGGTGTCGTCTTAACTCTGTTTTCAGCTGAAACCCAACACGCTCCTCACCGCTAAGCAAGGTATGTCAAGAGTCTCATGTGAAAACAGAATTTCTTCTGTTTCTTTTCTAAATTGTCAAAGAGCGGTTAGTCATTCGTTATATTGTTAGTATAAACTGATTCTAACCGAATGTCAACCACTATTTTCAGCTGCACTGCTGTAATTGTTCACTACTCAGGAATTCCAGCCCTCAGCAATAACAGAATCGCCTACTTGCCACCCTACTGTATCAGTGCATGTGAAAACAGTGTTCTTTCGAACATCAAAGACCGAAGCAATCGCTTTGTCCCTGCTGTTTCAGATCCATTCTCGGTTTCCCTAGGATCGGATGAGTAAATTGTCAAAGAGCGTTTAATTAACTACAATTTCAATCTATACTGATTCTAAACTTTTGTCAACCATTAAAATAAAGAAACCCAGGATTTTCATCCTGGGCTACTTTGAGATAGATTTTACGTTCATCTATGTCGAAGTAGCCCATGCTCCTATTCTACCTAGGAGGCTATCATTTGTCTGGACTGGGGCCGATACGTGGAAGGAAAGCATGTTTCTCTCTTTTGTTTATAGATATTTATTTATATCTTTTCTCTTAAACGTCAAGGGGTTTTGAGAAAAAAGTTAGTGTTTCTGAAAATTTTTCCAAAAGAGGAACAGATCTTTCATACGCCTCGGTCTCCCACCATCTGTCTTCGTATGGAATGTGTGAATGTTCGTCCAAGATTCTTCCGAGTTCCTGAGTCATGTATTGTTTGACATGGATCATCTCGTGAGCTATCGTAATGAACACTCGACCTATGTCTCTGTTCAGAGTCTTTATGAGAATAAGATACGAGCCTTCGTCGACATCGATGCACTGACCAACATTCTCATCCATATCCTCGCTAACGATATCCAAACTACGAGGAAGAATCGAGAGTTCCTGGCAAAGGAACTCTACAAATTCTTTTGCGAGCCAATCATAACTATCATCGAGCTCGATGTTGATCATCATTTCCAGTCGTCTTCTTTTTGAAAGATATCCCACATGACCAGTTCTAGTTCATACGCCTCTTGCTCCCAAGGAGACTCGAAGTATGGTACATCGTATTCCTTTCCTAACCACCTCGAGGGTTGCGTACTATTTTCTGGAAGAACCAACATACCACGAATGAACTGACGAGCGTGAACCATCTCGTGAAACAGTGTTACTATGATCTTCTTCCTGTCCATCTTCGAGTTGATGAAGATCGTAACGCCGTCTTCATCATAGTCGCAGTAACCGCATCTATCGTGTTCGAACTTATCACTAAAGTCTATCTCTATATAGTCGTCAAGGTCAAGAAACTTCGAAGCGAATAGGATAGCGCCGTCTATGAGTTGATCCGATATCTTTTTTGGTTTATCGTATGTGACGTAGTACATTATGCGATCTCTTCGAGGTCTTTAATGAACTGTTGGTCAGGAGTCGTACGAGTCCAATACTTATGTTCTTTCTCAGCTTCAGCGATCTCCTGCTCGAGCTGCTTAACCATCTCATCGGTAAGACTCAAGATGTTGATCCGTAGCAGTCTATTGATGTCGTCTTCGGAGATAACATCGGTGTGAGTGGTGATCTGTTTACCAACATCATCCTTGGTCTTGTTCTTGAACTCGATCTTATTGTCGAGAACAGCCTGAATGAACTGCATCTTTACGTATAGCCAACGCTTCAGTTCAGAGATCTCTTTCTTACGAAGATCTATGCGCTTTTGCAAGATCTCCAAACGAAACTTACAGAAGTCACGAATGAGTTCGCGTTCGTCGGTATACTCTCGAAGTTTGCCGTTCTGGTCGATAACCGTCAGGTTCTCGCTCATTGGTTTACTAAGCTTGAAGTTCTTGACGATCTTTTCGTCCGACCAGTTTGCAGAAGTATTCTGCTTGAGTTTTACTTCAAAACGAAAACCGGTTTTGTCGCAGAGATCATCATAACCAACGATCTCATCTGACTCTTCGAGGTCGTCGAGAACCTTTACATACGACTCTCGATCAAACCCGTAAGGAACTTCAGTAATCAGAATAACGGTCTTGCTCTTGCGTTCAAAGACACCGTTGCAATAATACCGATTCTCATCTGCGTTGTAAACAACGGTTCCGGTAAACTCTGGAAACTTCACTGGAAGCTTCTTCGTTATATTACCATACATAAGGAATTCACGACAGGCACCAGAAAGTGCGTCTGGGTCACGAGGAAGAATGTTTGTTGCGAACCCTGTTGCAATTCCTTTGGTTCCGTTCACCAGAACCAACGGAATGACTGGCAGATAGAAGGCAGGAGGCTCGTGTTCTGGATCCTCGTGAGCGGGTGAGATGTCTAGATCCTTGATGTACTTATCAAAGTTCTTATGAAGACGAGTATAGACGTAACGAGGAGCACCTGCATCCTGAACCAGACGAGTACCAAACGATCCTCGACCTTCGATGAGGCAGATGTTGTTGTTCCAAGTGGCGGCCATAAGCTGACCGGAACCAGCAGCACTAGCCTCACCGTGGTTATATCCATAGTCGCTGATGATACCGGAGATCGCGCTTACCTTCTTGAAGTCGCTCTTCGAGTTGAGAATCGAAGAGTACAGATAGAAGCGCTGAACTGGTTTTAAACCGTCGATCATATTTGGAATGGCTCGAGCTTCGACCGTATACATAGCGAACGATTTCCATTCGTTCTTGGCTACAGACGAGATTGGGTATTCCTTTTTATTCACGAGTGATTCCTTTTCCTTACTCTTTTCCATTATATCATCAACAAGGAAATCTGTCAACTGTGTCATGAGAACATGAACTCCTTTCGCGGTGCCGAGTCATCACCAAACATCATTTGGAAATAGGAGGCATCGTCCACGGTAACTACATCGTACACTGGAGTATTGATGATCCGATCGTACTCTTCTTCTGTAAGACTACCCAGACCCTTGATGTAACGATGTTTCCATCCTGTCTGTTTCGTTTTGAATTCCGTGGCGTCTTCATACGTATAGAACCAACGGACTTCCTTACCATGAGTAGAGATCATGATCGGAGTACGTGTAATGTACACTCGCTTCTCTTTGAGGAGCCGCGGCCAGAATTTGTAAAAGAACGCAATCAGCAGAGGAGAGATATGACCGATACCATCGTGGTCAGCGTCCGTTAGAGATGCGATCTGACTATATGTCATGTTATCCACACTGTCGGGATCGTTGATGTCGAGACCAAGAACGGCAACTAGTTCGCTGAGTTCTTTGTTCTTAAGGACCTCAGAAGGTTTCATATCCCAGGTATTCATGATCACACCTCGAAGCGGATACGCACCGACCTTATCAGGATCACGAACCTTGAGAAGGAAACCCATAGCCGAGTCGCCTTCTACGATCTTAAGAGTAGCATCCGGCTTATTTGCCGAGATATGTTTCGCCACCTTGACTTTCTTCAGCTTCTTCTGAGCAAGAGCAGCATCACGACGATCAGCAGCTTGCTTCTTTGCAACCTGAGCTTCGACGATAGGGTCGATGATATCAGCTGCAGCGAAGATCTTCTTTGCTAGATAGACAAAGTCTTTGATATTCGCGCCGTCATAGTGTTCTTTGATGTTGCTCATTGGGTTCGTCAGACGTTCCTTCGTCTGACTGTCGAACTTAGGATTTACGAAGTTGCGAGCGAACATAACAAAAGTAAGACCACCCTTAATGGTACTCTTTGCGACTTCGATCTTGTACCTACGTTTGATGAGAGACACGAGCTCGTCAACTACGCCGTTCACAACGTAATCTACGTATGCGCCACCCTGACGAGTGTTAACACCGTTTACGAAACTGTTGGATCTGAACCCATCATCCGAAGATGCAAAGAAGAACGTAATGTCACGAGATACTTCAGAAATAACAGAAGCTTCTTCTTTAACAAACATCGAAGCGTACTTCTTGATGTTCGCGACCTGAATTCGTTTCTTATTGAATGAGAATGCGATCTCTGGGAATGCCATCTGAAGACTAACGAGACGATCCTCGAGTAGAGAGATCGTATCTAGATCCGACAGCGAGTCGACTTCAAAAAGAGAGAATTCGGGGGTAAACATAACTTCGGTACCAGAACCATCGCGATCCTTCTTCACTACTTTAACGTCTAGGCTACCATCCTTGCACTGAACTTCGAGCATCTTTCCGTTCTGCCAGGTCCTACCTACGAACTTCGAAGAGAGGAAGTTTGTAGCAGCCGACCCAACACCGTTGGTTCCGATAGTAACACGGTTATCGTCGAAGCTAGTACCTGCGTTTACTTTGGTCCACGCAGCAACAGGACGAGGAATCTTTGTCTTCGTCGTATCATCATAGACGTCTTCCTGAGGAATGCCGCGGCCGTTATCAGTTACAGTCACACGGTCATCTTCAATCGAGACGCTGATCTTGTTCGCGTATCGAAAGTTTGTTCGAATGGCTTCGTCGATCGAGTTGTCGAGAATTTCATCGATCATCTTCGAGAGAGCCGGCACGTATACTGACTTTTTCCAAGACCCAAGTACAAACCGGTCTACTTCTTCACGAGAAGAGGAACCCATGTACATACCGATTCGCGTGCGGACGTGATCTCGCGCAGTTAGAATCTTAAACTCTTCTTTTGCCATACTATACTCCTTAGGGCGGTCAATACTAGTATATACTGATTCTATTGAAATGTAAACAAAAAAAGCCGCATAGATGGTTCTATGCGGCTCTCTTTTAGATTCTATTATTCTTTGTTCTTCGAAACGTATGCTTGTGTTCCGTAGAACGCGGCTACGATAGCGGCAACTGATACGAAGTATATGCTGGCCATATTACCGATGATAGTCGCTGCCTGATACAATCCTAGCGCATCAGCTAAGACGACTGTGAATGGATACAAGAGCATTCCAAATAGCGAGAACCAAGCCATATGTCTCTGCGCATCTTGTTTCTTATCTTCGTTCTCAATACGAAGTTTGCGGTCTTCCAGTTCAATCATCGTCTCGGCATTTTTTATCTCAGTGGTGTCAGCTTGACAACTATTTTCTTCTAATTCTTTTTTGATCTTAGTTGGCACGCGCGCCTCCTATGTGTAAGACTTACTACAGTCATCATATAGTTAGGTTCACTCCAATGCAGATATTTATCGTAATGTTGGTGCTCCCGGAAGGACTCTAACCCTCAACCCTCGGTTTCGAAGACCGGCGCTCTTACGTTGAGCTACGGAAGCAAATTCCTGGGCCATCTCACAATTGGGACTCTTACCCCTGCATCTGAGCTATGACTCAGACCGTGTTACCCGATACGCCGAGTAGCCCTGTGGCGTATGCAGTGTTCTCATTGTAGCAGATGTCGACCTCTTCTACAACGTTTTATTGGTGCTCCTGGAATGAGTTGAACATTCGTAAGCAGGCTTCGTAGACCCGCCACCGGGTCCGCCGGCAGAAGCATTATGGCATATAAAGACCTTCGATTTCTGGATCAACAATCATTTCAGGCATATCATCGACCCAAACATCGATGTCGATCTTGTGAACGTGGTGCATAAAGTGTCGTTTAGGACGTAGACCTGTTCCGAAGCAATTCTCAGCACCGATGATACGACCAATAGTATTCTTGGGATCATCCATGTGTTGAGTACCACGAGCAGATACACAGTAAACTTTATGTCCACGGTCAAGAGCTTGTTGTGCGAACCAGTTCCACATAAGTGGATCTTTGGTGTACGTATCGTCATAGTCGATCGAGATATTCATTTTCTTCTCCTCTACACCATCGTAATCTAAACTGTTCCACATGTCAACTACAAAATTGTCTTTTCTTTGCCTGTGTCTGGCGGATTAGATTTAACTAATGATGAATCACCAAAGTCGACAACATCATAGTCGCCATTTTTGATAGCTTCGTTTACTTCGAGTAATCCATTCACGATATCGATGATAGGAGTATCCATGAATGAGTCACCGGGAGAGAACTGAAAGTTTAGTAGATCGACTCCATCATGTCGCACCTTTTCGGTGTAAAGATAACGAACGAGCTCGTACTTAGCATTTCGGTTGTGCAAGTATTTGCTTTCATCGTCGGTGAGTTGTTTATCGCTAAACATTTTCATAGTCAATTCATATGCTTTATCTAACATGATCTATCCTTAACTGGTGCTGCTAGGAGGTAACGATCCTCCGTCCCATCCTTACCAAAGATGTATAATACCTTTATACTATAGCAGCGAATTGGTGTTCCTACTAGGAATTGAACCTAGACCCGCCCCATGTCACGGGATTGAGCAAACCATTACACCATAGGAACGTTTATATAAGTTTTTCTCGCTTCAATACAGCCATCACTGATTCTTCTAAAGAATCATTATCTTTGATTGTACCAACGCCAAGATAGCCAGGCCCACTTATATAATAGAAGCGGATAGGTTGTGATGTTCCGAGAACACTTTCTCCAATAGTGTAAGACCTATGCCCAACTTTATATTTGTAATCTTCACAAACTCTCATAGTATTACCTTTTATTATTGGTATCCCCAGCGGGTGTCGATCCCGCTTCT